ACACTCTACACATGAGTATTTTGTAACAGGCTTTGATTTTGAACCTACTATTAGAGGCTCATCCTTAACACTGTCTATAAATGCGTTCCAATCGTCCATTTTTTCTTCCTTTCTAAAATAACTATAACTCTATTATAAGCATTTTGAATCATAATGCAAGGGCAAAAAGAAAAGTTTTTTATTATCGTTTGTTTTCAGAGGCGTTAGGGGAGGTTACCCTCCCCTATTTTACTATGCAGCTTGCTTAACTTCTTCTTGAGATTGGATCAGGTAGTTGACTACCTCTGAGGCATACTTGGATGCTTTCCAGATATATGCATCGTCACCCTTCAGAGCCTTGAGCCATGAGTTCAGATATGTTGCGTTCTGCTCAGTAGGCTCGAAGCCAATCCCAAAGTGAGCTGACAGAAACATGGATGACAACTCAGCAACCAATTCCTCGAATGCGTAGTCGTTGTCAGAGAGATCCTTTATCTTCTCATCTCTGTTCAAACGTGTCTTGTGACCAGTCCAGTGTGCAATCTCGTGCAGTAGAACTGAGTAGTATTCATCAAGAGAATTGAAGTTGCTCTTGTATGGCATATGAATGCTGTCTTTTGACGGAGTGTAGTAGCAACGTCCCTCACCAGATTCATTGAAGTTAATTCCAAGGTTATCGATAAACGCCTGTACCTTGTTGTGACGATCCTCGTGAGCAACTTCAGTGTTGTTCTCATCGAGCTCTGGCAATCCAATAATGTCAGAACCATTGATCATTGGGTAAGGCTTGAAAAAGACAAGTGGCTTCTTGAGATCTTTGCCAGTCTCTTTATCCTTAGTGATAATGATAGGCTTCAGAAACCAAACTGTCTTAGAGCCTTTCTTCCACTGGATCTTTGCCTTCTTGAGTGCAGAAGGAGTAGTCCATCGACTGTCTGAGCCAAGCATCAGAGCAATCATCATATTGCCACCAGTCAGCGAATTATTGGTGATGAAGTTGTAAGGCAAACCTGAAAGTGACCCAACCCAATTTGGTGTCCAAGATTTACCGCCTGACTTGCAAGCCTCCATCTCTGCGATTACTTTTTCTGTTAATTCCTTAACAACTCTTTGATCTGCTAATTTTGTCATTTGGTAGTCCTTTCTCAGTGGGTGGTTGGAGAGGTTTCCCTCCCCAGTTGATTATGCTTCTTCAAATTTTATTGAAAAAGGAACTTTGGTTTCTAACCAACGAACACAATCTGATGGAGCTGTGAAAGACTTCTCATCACAATGCTTCAAGTTATTAGGATCTTCATAAGAAGCAACCCAACCTATAGTTGGAACATATTCTATGTAACAATCGAGGCTTGAATTAGTAGCTTTGAAGAAATTTTCTACCTTAGTAGTTTTAAATTCCATCATTGAGTTAAAAACATTTTCCATTTCTAAGTTCCTTTCTAAATAACTATACACTCTATATAGCTACCCCTTCAGATATTACAAGGGCAGAAAGAAAACTTTTTTATTATCGTTTGTTTTTAATGGTTTATATGTTCTTACCAGCTACTCTGAGGTTCTTTAGAAACTCCTTTAGCTCCTTTCGAGCCTGAAATAATGCATTCTCTGCACCCGAAAACGAATCACGCCTATTGGCATCATTTTGCTTCCTCTCAACCTCAGTCTTCAAATACTGGAGCTGAGAGGCTTGAAACGCTGTCAGGTCACTGTCGTGCATTAAAAGAGCCTTTCAGCCAAGAGAGCTGCCCCTAGAGCCAGTATAGCACCACCCCAGATAGCATACTTCTTTGCCTTACCTCGCTCTAATGAAAATGGTATGGAAGTTTCCTCAGTCGGAATCACATTCTGTAAAACAGGTCTTGGTTTTACAACGTCACTCCGTAGGCTTGAGATCTTATGCTGTACAGCCTTCTGAGATCTCCCCAGACAATTGGCTATCTCACCACTGTCTAAACCATCTGCCTTGTATTTCAGAAGCAATTGCATCTCTCTGGATGTCCACTGTTTCTTTTTCGTTTTTGTCTTTTTGCCCATAATGTTTCCTTTGAATTGGAGGAGCCAAAGTCACTGGCTTCCTACTTCTGCCATAGGAGGAATGCTTTGGATGTATTCCTTTGTAATTCATTTCTTTCTTTCAAAAAAATCTAATATTTGTTTCGATGCATCACCTGCACCTTTGCCAATGATAACCGTATGTCCAATTCCTTCAAGATATTTTATCATTTGCCTCTGCTCAGTCGAAAGTCTCCCTCCAGAAACCCTCTTCATTTCAATCCATAAAGTCCAAGCTGGCACAAACAAATCTGGGATACCTCGAACTACTCCCTCCATCTTTAGTCGCTTGGCAACGCTGATTGCCCTCTTCTCGCCATTCGGAATTGCAAATATCAAAACGTCTGGATACTTGGCTCGAAACCAATTGATAAAACCTACCTGCTCAGAATGCTCAGAAGGGGATATCTTCGAGGCTGAAATCAGCGTAATCGCCTTGCGTCTTCTCATGCTTTCTCTCCACTTGAGTATAATCAAATTTCGTAATCTCTTTATACTTTGGATTGTGACTGGATGGCTTGACCATCACCCTGCTTGGCTTTCTCCAGAAGTGTGCCTCATCCAGAGCCTCAGTCGTTGTATCAGCCAAGGCATTGAGTAGAGGCTTACGCTCCCTATACTTACTGGCTGCATATCCACCGTGATCTGGGCATAGCCACTCACTGACACTGAGCATCCCAGAATAGTAGGTCACCTTGATCGAGTCAGGTTTGCCTTCTTTCCTGTGTCTGGAATACAGAACGTCATCGACATCCACCCACTCAGCCACAACTTGGCTCGACAGCATGGCTCCAGAGTACGAACTTGATCCATGATTAAGAAGTGGAGCAGGGAACTCAAACCCACACTCAGGACATATCTTGGCAGCTGCGTGGACTATCGTCTGGCAACTCTCGCACTGCTTGACTGGAGCCTCGCCATCACCGCCACCCATTTTATCTTTTGGTTTAACTTTATCAATAAATCCATGACGCTCAACATTGGAACCGTAATCAAGCACAAGGCAATTCTCCTTGCCTTCAGCTACCCTCGTGCCTCTCCCAATGCATTGGATGTATAAACCACAACTGGCAGTGGCTCTACACATAACGATTGCATCAACTTCAGGATAGTCAAATCCAGTGGTCAATACGTTCACGTTAATCAGGCACTTCAGCTTGCCACTCTTAAAGTCTGCAATCGTCTTCTCTCGAACAGCACTGCTATCTGTTCCAGTTACAACTCCAACATCTATACCGTGACGATCAAATTCATCAGCCAGCAAGTGTGCGTGATTTACCCCAGAGCTAAACACGAGCCAGCTCTTTCTGTCAGATGCTAACTTCACAACTTCCTTAACTGTCGATTCTATTAGCTCTGGGTCAGATGCAGCTGTAGCCAGCTCACTCTCGATAAACTCTCCACCTCGTTTACCAACGCCAGTGAGATCGATCTGCTTGAGCCCACCTTTCGATATGACTGGTGACAGGTATCCCTGATCCATTAACAGGCTGATAGGAATGTCGTGAGCTATCCCATCGAATATCGCTCCCTTGCCTTTGTGCAAGTATCCGCTGTCCAGTCGATATGGCGTGGCTGTTAATCCAACTACCTTCACATCTGGATTGCATATCTTCAGGTCTGCAATAAACCGATTGTATCGTGTCTCGCTGTTCTTAGGTAGCAAGTGTGCCTCATCGATCAGAACTAGATCTGGGGCTGGAACCATGTCATACGCTCTCTCCCAGACGCTCTGGATGCCAGCGAAGGTGATTGGCTTGTTCAACACCTTCTGCTTCAGACCTGCACTGTAGATGCCATAGTCAGCTTCTGGGTAGAGCTTTAGCAATCCACTGGCTCCCTGCTCCAGAAGCTCTTTAACGTGCGTCACAACCAGAACTCTGGTGTCAGGGTAGCTCATGGCATCCTTTATAATCTGTGCAAGTATCGCTGTCTTGCCTGATCCAGTGGGAGCCACAATCAGTGGGTTATCCCCTGCCTTGCTTGCCCAGTAATTATATAAACCATCGACAGATTCTCGCTGGTAGTCTCTTAGCTCAAACGCCATTTACGATATCCTCTAGAAATTTGTTCGCATCGTTTACTGCGTCAGTACGATTGGCACTGTCATAATACATCACAACTTCAGCAACATTCGAGTGGATCTCAGGCCAGTAGTGAGCCAAGTTTTTGTGGATCAGTAAGTTGATCATCACAATC